TGAAGGATTTAAAGAACCTGTAATTAGAAAAGGAAGAGTAGGTACAGATAGAGAAGGACTTTTTGGAGTAAGAGCAACTAATGTAAGTGAAGCAGATAATATTCCAGGGGCTGTAAAATTTGGCAAAGAACAAGTTTATTTTAATACAGAAGAAGAAGCAAAAGATTATATAAAAAATAAAGAAAAATATTTTAAACCTACTGTTGGAAAAGATAAAATTAAAAGCGATGATCCAGCGAGATTAAAAAGAATAGATGATTATGTAGAACAATTTAAAAAAGACTACGGTGTAAATCCTACAGCTAAACGTATTAGAACTGATTTAAATGAACAAGCAAGAGTTATTGATGTTTACGAAGCAAAGTATGGTTCTCTTCCAAAAGGAACAAAAATTACTAAAGTTGATGAAGATGTTTTTAAAATTTTAAAAAATCCAAACATAATTAAAAAATTAGAATCAGGAAAATATCCATCTATTACTGACATAGCTAAGATTACAAAATTAGATCCTGTTCTTTCTGAAACAAGATTACTAGATTTAGCAGAAAAATTAGCAGACACAAAGTACGCACCTGTTGCTAAAAATTATTTAGAAAACACAAGTTTTGTGAATCCAGATAGTCCTTTTGGAGGTAGTAAAGGTAAGAGAGCAAAAATTATTTTAGAAAATCGTTTTACGAAAGGTATGAATATAGATCAAAAACTTCCTAATATAAGATCTAATATTTTAAATGAGATATATAAAATAATACCTGAATTAAAAAATAAAGCACTTATAGCTGTTGACGAGATAGCAGGTATAACAAGTAGTATGCGTGGAGGCATGAGTCCTTATCCAATCTTTGGTCAAGTAACAAGTTCAGATTTTAACACCATTCAAAAAGGAAGAACAATTGATAAAACAAAAAGTATTCTTGAAAGACAATTACAAAAATTAAAACCAGGTGATCCTGAAAGAGCTAAATTAATAAAAAAATATAATGATGAAGTTTCCGCATTTGTTAGAGAATCAAACATAGGCAATCCTACAAAAAAAGTAAAAGCATTTAAGGTTTCTACTAAACCACCAAGTGAAACAGTTAAAAATAAAAAAGTATATAATGAATTTAAAGATCAATTTGATGATCACTATAAAAAATACGGATACTCTTTTGAAGTTCCTAAAGATACAGAATCATTATTAGATATACAAAATAAATTAAGAACTAGTTCTGCTTTTAGAAAAAAAATAAAAAGCAATTTTGATAAAATAAATATAAGTAAAGGTGGTAAAGTAGCGATAGGAGCGACTCTAGCTTCTTTATTACCTGCAACTTTTGCTCTTGCAGATACAAACGAGGACGATATGTTTATGCCGGTTGATCCAGGTGTAATTGTTCCACAAGAAAATAAAGAAGAATTTGATGCAGAAAGAGCTGAACCAGGTTTAGCTTTAACTGCAGCCGCTGCTCCATTAGCAACTCAAAAAGGAAGAGACTTATATGGAAAATTTGCTAAACAAATCGCAAGAGGTTCAAAAAATATTGGAAAAGGATTATTGAAAACTGTTGGTTCTCCATTAGTTACTTCTGGGTTTGCAGGTAGTGAAATTTTTGAAAGTATTAATCCTTTTAATAAAGAAGGTGAATTTTTAAAATTAAAAGAAGATCCAAATTTAGCAATGGCTGGAGCAGAACTTTTACTTCCAGATATTGCACAAAGAACTTTAGGAGAAACAACAAAAAGAAAAGGTATATTGGGACTTGCAAAAAGAATAGCTTTAAATCCTTATTTTAAATTAGCTAGAGGATTTACTCCACTAGGTGCAACTTTAATCGGAGCTGAAGGAATTAAAAAACTTTATGATGAAGAGCAAAAGAAAAATCGTATGATTGAAGCCATGGACCCTGAAGAAAGATTACAGTTCCTAGAAGAAGAAAAAGCTACAGAAGAATTAATGTCAAGAGCCTCTGCTGCTTACGGTGGTAGAATGGGTTTTGCAGATGGACCAGAAGATCCTAAAAAAAGAAAGTTTATGAAGATCATGGGTGGACTTGCGTCTATACCTTTACTTGGAAGATTTATTGACATTGGAACAACTACACCAAAAGTAGCTGAAGTGCTTAGAAGAGGTGCTGATGGTATGCCTGATTTTATATATGACCTTATTGCTAAGGTTAAAGCAAAAGCTGAAGCAACAGGAATGAAATATTTTACTGGTAACAGAGCAGATGAATTTGCTAATGTCTATCAAGCAGATAATTATGTAGTTACAGAAAAAGGTAATAAAATAACAATTAGAGAAGTAGATCAAGATGGAGATATGCTTTACAAAGAAAATCAAATGGAAATAGATTTAGATCCTGAAACAGGAGGCGTGACTTATAATGAAGCAAGCGCAAGACCTGATATGGAAGGTAAGCTTAAAGATGTAGAAGAATACATTGAAACAGATGATTTAGAAAATATGAGAAAATATACATACGATGAATAAATACCCTAAGACCTGGCTCCTGCCGCCTGAATCCGGACCCACGCCTCAGGGGTTGAATATTAACTATAATACTGTTAGAACAGTGAAACTGGAGAAAATAAAAAATGGCAGACAAAATAGACAAGTCTCTGACTCAAAGTCCAAGAGGCTCAGTAGAACTTCCTAGTGAAGAGGAAATAAAAGAAACAGTAGTTGAAGCTCAAGAAGAAATTAGTGAAGCTCCAGGTCCTGTCGAAGTTAACGAACAAGAAGATGGATCAGTTGAAATAGACTTTGATCCAAACGCTGCATCACCAGAAGGTGGTGACGAGCATTATGCAAACTTAGCAGAATTTTTACCAGACAATGTTTTAGATGAAATAGGTGCAGACCTTTCATCCAAATATCAAGATTACCAAATGGGTAGAAAAGAATGGGAACGTTCTTACACTCAAGGTTTAGATCTTTTAGGTTTTAAATATGATATGAGAACAGAACCTTTCCAAGGAGCTTCAGGTGCAACTCACCCAGTTCTTGCAGAAGCAGTTACTCAGTTTCAAGCATTAGCTTACAAAGAATTATTACCAGCAGATGGACCAGTTAGAACTCAAGTGATTGGTGCACCTAACGAAGAAAAAACAAAACAAGCACAACGTGTTAAAGATTTTATGAACTACGAGCTCATGGAAAAAATGAAAGACTATGAGCCCGACTTTGATCAAATGCTATTTTATTTACCATTAGCAGGGTCAGCTTTTAAGAAAACTTATTATGATGAGTTATCTAAAAAAGCTACATCAAAGTTCGTACCGGCAGATGATTTGATTGTACCCTACACGGCTACCTCATTAGACGATGCAGAGGCAATCATCCATCGGGTAAAAATTTCTAAGAACGAATTAAGAAAACAACAAGTTGCGGGTTTCTATTTAGATATTGAATTAGGTGATCCTAAACAAGTTGAAGATGACGTTGAGAAAAAAGAAAGAGAACTCGAAGGTCAAAGAAAAACTCAAGACGATGATGTTTATACTATTTTAGAGTGTCACGTTAATTTAGATATTGAAGGTTTTGAAGATGCAGATCCTCAAACAGGTGAACCATCAGGAATTAAAATTCCATACATAGTAACAATAGACGAAGCTACAAGAAGTGTTTTAGCTATTAGACGTAACTATGAAATTGGTGATCCAGATAAAAACAAAATACCATACTTTACTCATTTCAAGTTTCTTCCAGGACTAGGCTTTTATGGCTTTGGTTTAATCCATATGATTGGCGGATTGAGCAGAACTGCAACTGCAGCACTCCGTCAGTTATTGGACGCAGGGACTTTATCTAATTTACCTGCTGGATTTAAAATGCGTGGTATTAGAATTAGAGATGACGCACAATCAATTCAACCAGGTGAATTTAGAGATGTAGATGCACCAGGTGGAAATTTAAAAGATTCATTTATGATGTTACCATTTAAAGAACCATCAGCTACATTATTAAACTTAATGGGTATTGTAGTTAATGCTGGTCAAAGATTTGCATCAATTGCTGATCTACAAGTTGGTGATGGTAATCAACAAGCTGCAGTTGGAACAACAGTTGCTCTTCTTGAGCGTGGTTCTAGAACTATGTCAGCTATCCACAAAAGAATTTACTCTTCGCTAAAAAATGAATTCAAATTATTAGCAAGAGTATTCAAGTTATATCTACCACCGGAATATCCGTACGACGTAGTTGGGGGTCAAAGGTTTGTTAAACAAACTGATTTTGATGATCGGGTAGATATTTTGCCAGTTGCTGATCCCAACATCTTTTCACAGACTCAGCGTATTTCCCTCGCACAAACAGAGTTGCAGCTGGCAACCTCTAATCCGCAAATGCACAACATGTATGCAGCGTATAGAAATATGTATGAAGCATTAGGTGTAAAAAATATTGATCAGGTTTTAGTTAAACCTCAACCACCTGCTCCAATGGACCCTGCTTTAGAAAACATTATGGCTTTATCTGGTAAACCATTCAATGCGTTTCCAGGACAAGACCACAGAGCGCATATGACTTCGCATTTAAATTTTATGGCAACTAACATGGCACAAAATAATCCAATGATTATGGCTGCTATGGAAAAAAATATTATGGAGCACATAAGTTTGATGGCACAAGAACAAATTGAAATAGAATTTGCAGATGAAATTCCTCAAATGCAACAGATGGCAGCGATGGCTCAAGCAAATCCACAAGTTGCAGAGCAACTTAGACAGATAACTTTACGTATTGAAGCTAGAAAAGCTGTTTTGATTGCTGAAATGATGGAAGAATTCTTAAAAGAAGAAAGAGAAATTACATCTGGTATAGGTAATGATCCAATTGCTAAGTTAAGAGCAAGAGAATTAGACCTAAGAGCACAAGATAACGAGCGTAAAAAGGTCGAAGGTCAAGAAAGAATAAATCTTGACCGTATGAAAGCTATGATGAACCAACAAAATCATGATGATAAGTTGGAACAGAATGAAGAATTAGCAAAACTAAGAGCTAATACATCAATTGAAAAGACAGTCTTGAGTAAATCTATCCCAAATGTGGATAAAATGATGCCGAGTGTTGAAATTGAAAAATATGAAGGAGAAAATAGATGAAAAAAAAGTTCCCAGACCTAACAGGTGACGGAGAAGTTACAAAAGCAGACATTCTTAAAGGTAGAGGAGTGTTTAAAAAAGGTGGAAGCAGTAAATTTATACAAAAAGCAATAAAAAAACCTGGTTCACTAAGAAAATCTTTAGGAATTAAAAAAGGTAAGACAATTCCTAAGTCTAAATTAAAAGCAGCGGCTAAGAAACCAGGAAAACTTGGACAAAGAGCTAGATTTGCTATAACATTAGGTAAGTTACGTAAAAAATAAGGAGAAAAATATGGCTAAAAAAGAAGAATCTTTTAAAGCGTCTGAAATAGGCATTCCTTCTCAAAATATTGAGTTGGATCCGAGATCTGTTACGACTGCAAATGGTATGCCAAGAAACTACATACCAACTGGGGACAAAACAGAGGTTAGAGGAACTAAGAGAATGCTAAAAGACAAAAAGAAAACAGCAACTTGGTACTAACATGTGGTTATCAGCAATTAAATTAGCTGTTTCTGCTGGTAGTAAAATTTATGCTAACAAGCAGAAGGCAAAAGTCGCGATGTCTGACGCTCAACTGTTGCACGCAGAACGACAAGCTCGAGGTGAGGAAGCTTACCAGGGCAAATTGTTAGAGGCACGTCAAAATGATTACAAGGACGAGTTCGTTCTCATAATTTTGTCGGCGCCAATAATTGTGCTCGCGTGGGGAGTCTTCTCAGAGGATCCTGGCGCTCTCGATAAAGTGAAAACTTTCTTCGAACATTTCGCGGCACTGCCGACTTGGTTCAGTACCCTTTGGATTTTAGTCGTCGGATCAATTTTTGGAATTAAGGGTACACAAATCTTTAAAAACGGAGGAAAAAAATAATG